TTTACAACATCTTTTACAAGATTAAAATCAAATGGTGGTACATTATCTTGTAGAGATTCGAGTTCTTTGGTAAATTCCGGTGGATAGAGGTCTCCTCGCGTGGATGCTATTTGTCCTAATTTTACAAATGTTGGTCCAAGCTCTAGAAGTTCACCTTTGGTCCATCGACCAAGCTCAGCTTTATCGTCAGTAAAGCGCTCCTTCCATAAATATTTAGCTGCGAATTTCCATGTTTTTACCTTTTGATTTGGTGCCAACTTGACAGGTGGCAGCTTCATATTGGCTATACTAAACATATCCTACATTAACCTTAGGATTTTTTCTATAAGCTAAAGATAGAATGAAGATTCATATTATCGGATCAGGTCCAACAGGAATGTCTCTCGCATGGGAAATAATCAGATCAGGAGACCACGATGTCACCATCTACGATAGGAAAATTTCAGCCGGAGGATCTTGGTGGGAGCCTGACATAAAAACTCGGGACCTTCATGCACACAGAATCGTTTTCGATAAGGCGTTCATCAACACACAATCATTATTTTCTGAAATGAACATCGACTGGAATGAAATATTTCATCCAGTTGAAAAGAAAAAACATTTAAACTTTGCCTTCAAATCTTTAGGTGTAAAAGATTACGGAACTCTTATTTCTCTTTTTTCTCGGGTACTCATACACCCAGAAAAGTATAAAGGTATATCTCTGAAAGACGCAGTGGGGTCTCTAAGTGAAAAAGGTGAAAAATACATCGAACACTTTCCATTAATAATGGATGGGGTCACTTGGGATGTCATGAGTGCATACGAATTTGTAAAAAATCTGGACCATACCACACTTTCGCAAATGTACACACAGAAGGTTTCGGGTAAAGTGATGTGCGACGCGATGGAACAGGCTCTTATGAACGCTGGTGTCAATTTTGTATTTGGTGTGGAGTTAAAAGATGTTGAATACGGTGAAGACGCATTCGTGGCAACATTCACAGACGAAAAGATTATAGATGATGGAATGCTCTTTTTGTGTCTTGATAATAGCCCAGCTTTGAATTTTTTGAAGGATAATTGGGGACCGGATGCACTCAAGAAGGTTCAGGGAAGTACATATGGAGCTATCAACGTATTATTAGATTATGAGGAACCGATTGAAATAAAAACCGACCTTCAAATTGCAACAGAAACTCGATGGAATTTACAACCCAAGGTTCTTTCGGATGGAAAAACAATTTCATGTGTCATATGTGACCTTAACGAAGAAGTGTTAGGTTCCGACCCAGATGTCATAAAATACGAAGTTCTAAAACAACTCGGCTTACCAGAACCTCTTGAGATACGAATCGGTTGGGGAGCCGATTGGGAAATGGAAGAAAAGAAGTGGTCATTTTCACAATCATCCGGTGTTCTCAGTCTTCATGGACAACTTCCATATTTCGGTAAATGTCCCAAAGTTGCAATGTGCGGTATGATGTCCCCTCGTGAAACACCTTATTCGAGTATTGAGGCGGGTGTGGAAGTATCTCGACTTTTGAGTCATAGGTGTTTTGGTACACGACGACCACTCAAACCGTTACTTCTCACACAGGTGGTTTTACTTATTTTAGTTTTACTTATAGTTTTAGTATTAATGTATCGTAATAGAAATAGATGAAGTTTGACACCACAATTTATGAACCTATGTACGATTTCAATGATAAAAAGTATATCCGTTTTATAATTCCCGCTAAAGTTTCAGAAATTATAGAACGGATGCATATAAATAAATGGCGATTACTCGTGAATGAAAATATAGATAATCCAATCGATGGTAATATTCTAACAGTAAAAGTACCATTCCGGTATAGGAGAGTAATGTGTGAAGTCAAGGGACGTCCCATTCAGTCTCTAATGAGGGGCGACGAAGTTGAAGTTGAAATAGACTTCAAGGGTGTATGGAATGTTGGTAATCACTCGGGATTTTCTTGGATACTCTCCAGCTCTTTTACTTCTTGAGTGGCATCGGGATCGTTGGGAAGATCGATGGTTTTAAGACCACCCTTTTTAAAATTCATAAACGTATTAAGTACACCTTGGAGACGAAAAACCTCTTGGGTTAACTGTTCGATGTTCATTTGAACTTGTTTAATATTTTCATCAATATCTACGGTAGGCATTTTACTCATTTAAAGTTTATCACCTTTAACTAAGTAATTCATGACGGTTCTCACTAGGACCGGATACCTGATAGATTCGGGACCAATTCAAGAAATTAAGAAGGAATTAACGGTAAGACCCATCGTGAATGGAGACTTTGGATTTCCTCCACCACCTTTCAAGGTTTTTAAGCCAGCTAAGAATGGAATCTGTGTTCCTAGATTCTATGGAACCTCTAAACTTGGGGAGCCTACTCACGACAAACGACCAGAACCAACTAAAATTAATACCCGATTTTCAGGACAACTTCGTGATGCTACACACCAAAACGAAGCATTTGGTGCAGCTATTAAAGCAGGGCACGGCGTCCTTTCTTTACCATGCGGCTATGGCAAAACGACGGTATCCCTGGCCATAGCTTCTAAACTTGGGTACCGCACGATGATTATTGTACATAAACAGTTTCTCGCAGACCAGTGGCGAGAACGTATTAAGCAGTTCTGTCCGGGTGCTACAATTGGTGTCGTACAACAAAATAAAAAAGAAGTCGATTGTGATTTTGTCATCGCTATGCTTCAGTCCCTTTCACTGAAAGAGTATTCATTTTCAGATTTTGAAAGTATAGGAACTGTCATAGTAGACGAGGCACACCATATATGCGCCAAGGTTTTCAGTCAGTCTCTGTTTAAACTATGTCCTCGTCATATTTATGGTCTTTCGGCGACACCCGAACGAAAAGATGGTCTCACGAAGGTTCTTCATTGGTTCATGGGACCTACCTTTTTCGCCGTAGAACGTAAAAATCAGGAACAGGTGGAAGTATTCCCCGTTACGTTTGATTCTCCAAATTATAGAAACCCACCTCCATCTATGCGAAATGGAAAGATTTCGATGCCCAACATGATCACAGAACTCGTCGAAGATCGCAACAGAAATAGGATGTTGGTGGAATTGGTGAAAAAGGCTTCGAGTGGTACTAGACAACTACTAGTTTTGAGTGATAGACGACATCATTGTGAATTTCTCCACCAGTGCTTTCCAAAGACATCTGGACTCTATATGGGTGGTATGAAAGAAGCCCAGCTTCAGGAATCTTCAAAGAAGAAGATTATTTTTGCAACCTTCAGTCAGGCCCACGAAGGACTGGACATTCCAACACTCGATACCGTTATTTTAGCGAGTCCCAAGTCAAATATTACACAGAGTATTGGACGAATTATGAGAGAAACGAAAGGAAAGAAGAATGAACCACATATTTATGATGTTCATGATCCGTGGTCCGTCTTCACAGCCATGTATTACAAACGAATGAAAGTGTATCGTCAAGGTGGTTTCAAAATACATGGGAATCACGTCGAAGAGAGTAAGAACGAATTCCCTCAGGGAAAGTGTCTGTTTTTATAATCTGACCATCTATTAAATGTCGGGTGCATTAATACAACTGGTCTCTAAGGGAGTTCAAGATGTGTATCTTACGAGTGACGAGGGACATTCGTTCTTTCGTATGAAATTTACGAGGCACACAAACTTTTCTCAAGCTCCAAAGTTTATTAAAACTGTTCACTCTAATGACACATCCGTCACGATCCCCGTTTTGGGAGATGTTATCAACGGACTTTGGTTTGAATCGAGTGATACGAGTAATGCCAATATAGCATCTAATTTGTTTCACAATTCCACACTTGATTTATACGTGGGTGGCCAAAAAGTGGATTCTCAACACTACGATTACTTCGCTGAGATATGGCCGAACTATTTAGCCGACACGTACAACAAATCTCAGGAACTCAATAATAAAGCTTCAACATCAAACCAAACGTTCGTACCGTTACACTTCTTTTTCTGTGATCATAAAGCCTTTTTACCTTTGATAGCATTACAACATCACCAGGTTGAAATAAAAATCAATTTTGATGAAACAGCCGTCGCAAATTGTAACGCAAATGAAAAGAAAGCTGAATTTTACGGTAACTATGTGTACCTGGATAAAGAAGAACGAGAATCCTTGATAAGTCGAACACTAGATTTTGTCGTGACACAAACACAAAAAATAGAATTACCTCTCGAAAGTGTTACAGATAATACAACACAATCAGGTGGGTACAATGTACTTGATATTTCGTCGTTTAATCATCCCGTAAAATCTTTATTTTTTGGGTATGGGTGTTCTGGATCAAATTTCGCGGGTGACCGTTTTTCATTCATTAATGCAGATTTGTTCATTAACGGTATTTCGTTCCTCGAAAACATGTCTCCAACCTATTTTCACACGGTGCAAAATTATTACAAGTCAAATTACGGACAAACTGAATTTGATATAGATAGTCATACAGGTGTGTACACACGCTATTTTGTGTATCATTTCTGTCTCAATGCATCTGATTACAACCCAAGTGGTTCATGTAATTTTAGTCGTCTCGATAATGCGAAACTTATCCTCCGTGGGGTCGAAAAGGGTGAATTAAGACCATCAAATCAAGATGTTTATGTGTTTGCAACTAATTACAATGTGCTCAGGATTAAGGATGGTTTAGCCGGAATTTTATTCGGCAACTAATGTATAAATGGGAAAGCTTGTACGTGCTGGTCAAATTTTTGTAACCAGTCTAGATGCAACACCCAGAGAGTCTGATGTTTTAACTGGACTTGCGAGTATTGATGCTGGTGAAATCACAGCAGATGAAATTCAAGTATCAAACTTGAAGATTACGGGTGAGTTAACGTCTACATCTGACACAACTCAGTTTGCTGGTACCACAAATGTAAATCGTCTCACCGCTACACAGGTTGGTATCGGAACAGATAACCCTATTAATGATCTTCAGATTGGTACAAATGATTTAATAGTCAACAGAACTGTTCAGAATTTAGTTACTGTGCAGGGTAACGTGGTGAGTACGAACGTATTCGCGACCGATACTTTCAAGACGACAAATGATAAATTCTTGGTTGATGCCACAGCTTCTAACGTATTAACAATTGATGGTAACACGGCATCTACCAATTCTACGATAACTAAGCAATTGACAGTTGGTACGGGTGTTACCGCGGGTACTGATTCCAACGTAGCTGTATTTGAAAATGGTAATGTCGTTGTTCGTGACGGTTTTTTACGGGTATTTGGAAATGTTGATATCAGTGGTAATTTAGCTATTACCGAAATTCCGTCTTATACGAGTGTCGATAATCTTGTCGTGTCAAACGCTGTGATACAAATGGGTAAGGGTAATAACGGGACATATGATATGGCCGTTCTTATGAGAGATGGTGCTACAGATACTGGTAATGTATTCTTGGGATATACACACGCCGATGACCGGTTTAAACTTTCTAGAACGTACGGTACCCCCGAAGATGCAAACTTTACCATGGATTCGGCAAACACCGTCAATCTCCATGTATTTGGTGACGTGTACACACAAAATAATGTAGGTATTGCAAATACCTCGCCAGCATTTTCCCTTTCCGTTGGTTCTAATGTGTATATCAATGATGTGGCACCGTCATCGGCTAATGTTCTACACGCGAATGGATATGGTTTCTTCGAGGGTTTGAGAATTGGTGATGACGGGCTCACCGTGGGTAGTCTGATTACTCTCGATGCCGATGCAGCTATACCTATGGTAGTAGCATCAAAGATTGAATCACACGCTATTCAAACGACTGGTGCGACCCCATCTGGTATAGCGAATACCAATTCTACAAATATGTTGTCGATCGGTGATAAGATATTTATCAACTCAGATTCTGCTAATCTTATAACAGTTCTCGGTAATACAGCGACGGGTCGTCTCATCACACAATCAATTTTGGTTCAGGATTTTATCGAAGTTGAAGGTGAATCTGGTATTTCGTCTGCAGCGAATGTTATTATTCATGGTGACATATCGGGTGAAGACTCGACTGCAAATACTGTCAGTTTTCGGTGTGGACCACAGACGTCAAATATAAGTGCGATTGAAATCAAGGGTGCCAAAACATCTGCGAATAGTCAAACCGTCGTATTTAAGACTCGAAATACGGAAAGAATGCGGGTAGCTTCAGACGGTAAAGTGGGTTTATCCAATACTGAACCGAGTGAACTTTTAACTCTCGGTGGAAATCTAAAACTTAACGGAAGTAATGTAGGTATTTTTGGTGACGATACAAAATATCTAAAAACTTTTACTGATATCACCGGTAGTCAGACAAAAATACAAACGCGTGTGGGGAGTGGAAAGGGTCTGAACTTTTATGCGAGTACCACGGATACTATGGGAACGCCGAAATTAACCATATTAGAATCAAGTAATGTTGGTGTCGGTACTGGATCCCCAGTTGGTCTTTTACATACAAATGGTGGAACTGTATTTATTAATGATCAAGTCGCTAATAGAGGAACCACGAGTCATCTTGATACACCCTTGGTAGTATCCAATACAACTGCGATTGTGGGTACTTCAGATTTTAAGAATGTTCTCCAATTAGCTCGTGAAGGTGGTACGAGTGGTCAACACGGTGTGAGGAGTATATTTAAAATGGGAAAACATCAAACAACCTCTGGAACAGCTCGTTCTCAATTGAATTTATCATTAGCGGGTGATGATTACAACACGGAGAGTCATGTCATGACATGGCGAAGTAATAAGCGGGTGGGAATTGGTACTACCACACCCACAGCCCATTTGGAAATTCTTGGAACAGGTATAGGAAATTTCAACACAAATGGTTTACTCGTTCATAATATTGAAGGTACTCCGGGTGATGCGATTATGGCTGCAAGGACGAGTAGTCTCAATTCAAACGCATTCGCTTCATTCGTGCAAACTGACGGAAACTCTACGTCAGCTATTGACGGTGCCCAAGGTTATTCTATGGGTGTAACGGGTGGCTCAACCGCTGATTTCAGACTTACAAGAAATCCTAATGTGATTAATGAGTCTTCGACGTGTAGAATTTTTATTAGTGGCAGCACTGGAAATATGGGAATAGGCACTGATGTACCCCGGGGTAAATTAGAGGTTAATGGTGATGTTGTTATAGGTAACCAATTATCATTCGGTGGTATACTTGGTGATGAATTTGGTAATACAATCATAAAAGAACAACTCTACTCATCCGCTGGTCAAGGTAAAACCGAGTTATTAATATTCAAGGGTAATGAACGAACTGGTTTGGGTCCTGATAGAATTAGAAGTGTTGCAGCCGAACACATATGGGAAACCTTCCCCCTTGTACCGGGTTTAGAGACATCAGCGGCCCGAGAAAACATTATAGCGGATAATGCATCTAGTTCTGGGTTTAAAACTTTAGTGATTACAAAAACAGGAAAAGTTCTCATCGGAACTACAGATGAGACATCTTTAGCTGATGAAGATAGATTTTTCTGTAACGGTGGGTTCGCTTTCCCTTCGGGTCAAAAAATTAAAACCGGTAACATGAATTTATCTTCCGATTTATTCGACGGGGTTATCGACACGTTAAACACGGCGAATTTAGTAATAAGAAACAACACCACAGCAACAGATACGTTTACTGAACGTATTCGAATGACACCAGAGGGGTATGTCGGGTTTGGAACCACAGTACCCGAATCAAATGTTCATATTTATTCCGACGCAACTGGTGACATAGATATACTCAAACTCCAAAATCCGGGTACAAATAACAAGGTTGGATTAACGCTAAACACGAATGATAATTACGGTGGTTACGTGAGGGGTTTTAGTGACTCCACCCATTCCGTACATGGTACGGTGATAGGAGGTGTTAATAATGGTACCGAAGCGGATGGTATACACATCATACACACATCGAATGTGGGTGTGGGTACAGTAAATCCAAGTGAGCACTTCACAGTGTATAACGGTACGACTCGTTTAGAACATGCGACGAGTAATGCTATTCTCGAGTTCAAGACGACTGGTGGAGTGTCCAATATCTACGGTGACCACACTGGTAATGTGTTTATCGACCCAGTTAGAAGTTTTATCGTGAATAGTGATACAGAAATTACCGGTGACCTTCAAATCGATGGTAAAATTGATTTGGGTAACCAAGTCGCAGTGGACCTCGGTGGTGCAGATGCCACAGCTTCATTAGAAGTCGGTGGAAGTTTCATTTCCAATTCGAATGAGGTCGCATGCAAACGGTATTCAAAAACCTTTACACGCACGAACCAACAAAGTCAGGATATACAGCTACGATTCAATAATAATTCCTTTTATGCTAAGATTGTCGCCATTTTGAGATCTGATTTTAATGTGAACGATATGAGTACTTTAGTCATAGAAGTTCAAGGTGGTACGCGTGATGGAGCGACTCCATCCGAAAATATAACGATGGGTAATAAAAGTCTTTTCGGTGGTGGTAACTTACACCCATGGAATCCCACGGTTACGACAGGTAAAAATGGTATTCTTTTCGCCCCAGAAGTTACATCGGGACGTACGTATTATTATGACCTTTTTGTCGAAGTCATAACATCCGTGGGTGGTAAGTTGATAGAAGTTCGAACAAACAATCCAGCTGTTGATAATTTCTCCGCAACACAATTGGCAACGTTTACTCATTAAATTTACTACGAGGGAGTACCCCGCGGTAGATTCAACATTTATGCCCTGATGGAATCAGAGATGGCTAGTGCGACTACGCCAACAATGAAAGCCATGATGACGTAATTCATTTCAGTTTCTTCACGACCGACCTGAGGCTTTACAGGTTCGGCCTTGGCCTCGGCGACAACTTCTTGCTGTCGAACGGGAGGCTCGAGCTCCTCAAGCGGACAATACGCTATCATTTATATATATTTAGAGATTAATTTCGGTCTTCTTCTTTCGACGAGTTCTTTTGGGTTTGGCTCCACCAACATTAACTTCTTTGACTTCGCCACCTGTAGAATCTCCTGATACCGAAATGATATCAGAGAGATCATCCTCATCTTCCATGATGGGTTCAATCGAATTTGATTGTCCCATGGTGGTGTTCATAGGTGGTGGCGGGGGCATCATGATATTACCCATCAAATTCGAAATGTCCATACCCGGTCCCTGCATTTCGTATTGTCCTGTACCTCCTACGGGTGCGTCCACAGAGGGACCTCCAGGTGTGCGTGTGGTATTCTGTACCGCCGACATCATATTCTTAACCAGGTCCGGGTTTTGCTTGATGACATCGTTCATATTTGGCATCACCGATTTGAACATACTATTGGTCAAATGGAACATCATCGCAGAGCCACCGAGCATCATAATCAGCTTGACCTCTGGTGCGACGTTGACCTTTGAGCGGTACTTCACATACAGCTCTTCAAACACCGAATCGTAGTCATCCACGTTCTCCATTACAGATTCAGACCAACCCTCAAGTTGAACCTCGAAGGGGTTGTATCTCTTGTTAAGAAACTCAAGCCCTGTTACACATGCGATGAGCATACGCCTCGAAAACCGAACAGATTGTTCTACATCTATGCTATACGTGATACGCTTAACCTCCGATCTGAGTTCATCAATCCCCGAGTATGCATTCAGTCGTTTGTTCACAGCGAAACCCTTCTTTTCTAACCGTCCTAGTTTATTAACAAGGTCCGCCTTTTCCTCGTCGATTGATGTATACCCCTTGGAAGGTTGTTCCGCCTGTTCACCTGGACCCGGCCCCATAGGTTCATCATCAAACATCATCGGTTCATCTTCACCGTAATCAATCTCTTCATCTTCCCTATTCTGAACTGGAACACTCTGTTTGTTGGGATTCACAAAAGCATCCATCGCTTCTTGGTGTTGAGCAGTTCCAGGTCTTTGCATGGGTCGTGTGGTGGGTCTGGGTGTTGGTCGAGGAGCGGAAATTTGAATCTCATCCATGAGTGCCTGCTCATCAGCATCTAATTTCATCACATTCGTTTGACCCCTGTCGAGTACGATTTCTTCGTCCATCTACTCTCTATGTAGAAACTAAGAAAATGTCTTTAACGCACTTCAAAAATTATATATGTCTATTATAAATGTTCAAACTCAATCTCAACCGCGCCGATCGTAACGCTCTCGTGGCAATGACCGTGTTGATAATTCTCATCACCATTCTTGGTTTCATGAATGTACGAAGCTCTAACTACCAACCCAGGCCAATTACTATTACACCCGTCAGTGAGGAGTCTCTTTTTGACCTCGAGTCTGATGTTGAGTGTGTTGCTGGTGGGGGTAAAAAGGATAGCCCTTACTCAGTTGGTCTCACTCCAGGTGGTCTCTGTGGTGCACAGGAATTAGTCGGTGCCCACGCTGGTTATGGGATCGCCGACGGAATCGGTGGATCTTTAATCTAAGCTATTTATAAAGATGGCCCTGATTACATCGCCAACGGAAATGATTCCCGACCTTAATTATGAATATCACACCATCACTATTGATAGTATGGGTCAGGATAATGCAAATACTTTTACTTGTCATCTTCAACAACCCTTGAAGAATGTGGTTCAGGCCAGACTCGTAGGTGCGCGCATCAATACAACTACAGCCACCGAACATTGTTACATATCTATAAGTGAACTTGACTCCATTTTCTCTGACAGGGCCTCCAATGTTCTCACAGGTCAATCATCTTTGAGTATTCTTCGTAACTCATTCGCCAGTCTCGTCACTGCCGATGATACAGGTATAATAAGTTTTAAAAATGAATACCCCGTTGCAACACAATACGTAAACCCAATTCGTTCTATCGATAGATTTACTGTAAATATACGGGATCAGGACGCAAATCTTGTGACTCCCCCAAACCCCGCCGAAAATAACTTTTTGGTCTTTCGTTTCGTTTGTAGAAATCCCAACCTGTAATTTTTCTCCCCTTAAATTAGTATTACCATGTCTGCCGGTGTTGTTCAATTGATTGCCATAGGAGCCCAGGATAAATTTATCGTGGGTGATCCTCAAATATCTTTCTTCAGTTCAACATTCAAACGCCATGCTAATTTTTCACAATCCGTTGAAAAACAAACCATCCACGGAGCGGTGAAAAACAATTCTATGTCCAGTGTTCAGTTCGAGAGATCGGGTGATCTTCTCAATTACGTATATTTTACGATGGATAACAATACAGAGGCTCTTGACACCCAAAGATGGGACCACATTGTCGAGAAGGTTGAACTTTTGATTGGTGGTTCTGTTATAGACACCCAAGATGCTGTGTTCACTGAGAATATTGCTGTCGATACGTTCGCCCAAAACGTTTCTAAGAGTGCACAAGGTACCCACCCGGGTATTTCTGCACGCTCATTCTTTTATCCTCTTCGTTTCTTTTTTTGTGAGTCACCACAATCTTCTTTGCCACTCGTAGCTTTAAATTATCATAACGTGGAGCTTCGCATCTATTGGGGTTCTGCCGCTACTAATAAAAATATTGAAGCTTTCGCAAATTACATTTATTTAGATAACGAAGAACGTGGTCAGATTATTTCACGTAAACATGATATGTTGATAACACAGGTTCAAAAGAATGTCGCTTCTGGAACGACCGTTCAAGAACTTACGTTTAATCATCCTGTGAAGTACCTAGCCTCTTCTAATACAACAACCGATAGCGCACTCACTTCGGCAACGAACAAAGTGAAACTAAATATAAACGGGGTTGATTTAAGCAATTATAAATGGGGTAAACCACATTTTATTGATGTGATGCATTATTATCACACAAACTTCGTGGCATCCCCAGATTTCTTCTTGTATCCATTTTGCTTATCCACAAGTTCACACCAGCCCACTGGTACACTGAATTTCAGTCGTATCACTTCAGCGAAGATTATGAGTGAATCTATTGATATCCTTGACCCTATATACGCAGTAAACTATAATATATTACGAGTTGAAAATGGAATGGCAGCATTGCTTTACGCAAATTAAAAATACCATTATATATTAAATGGTCAAGAACTTGCCTACGGTGGAGCGGTCCACCAAAATCAGGTTCGGAAGAAATTGTACCAACGACCAGGCAGAAAACACGGTCGTGTTCAATGCAAGTAACGTTGAAATTGATGCTGCATTTGAAAATTCTATCTACATGACCCCCCTGCGTTTACGAACAGATCTTTCAGATAGAAATATAACTGTATTGGCATATAATCGAGTGACTAAGGAAATTATGGACTCCGATGCCATCGCAGAGGATATTCTTAATTTCACTCTCGAGGCAGCTGTACAGAACGGAAATGTGACGGCAAATATAGTTTCATTTAATAATACCGCGACAGGTTTTACAACCCTTTCAAATGTGGGTATTGCAAACACTGCACCGGTGGATACTCTTTCCGTGGGTTCAAAAGTTTTCGTAAATCAATCTGCGACGGACACACTTCGAGTTCTGGGAAACACATACATTCAAAATAGTTTGGTGGTTGATGGAGACGCGACATTTAATGGTCTCGTCACAACTTTACATTCCAATAACACGACCATAACGGATGCTCTCATAGAGTTGGGAAAAGATAATACTGGGAGTGATTCAACTTTGGATCTTGGTCTTCTTTTAAATCGCCCCGGTTCAAATGTGGGGATTGGGTTTCGGGAAAATTCAAAAGAATTTGCTATCGGGTACACAACTTCGAGTGCGACGGGTCATACCATTACCCCTCTTACGAGTGAAGATATAAACGTACACGTGTACGGTCAATTATTTACACAATCAAACGTGGGTATCATAAATACATCCCCCATACACACTTTAGACGTGGGTTCGAATCTTTTCGTGGACGAATTCGGTTCAAATATTTTGAATGTTATTGGAAATACAGATATTTCTGGGGATTTGAGTATCGGTGGAAACACTTTAATTGATAGCAAGATAGGTGTAAAAACCGATACACCAGATGCCGAGTTACACGTCGTGGGAAATGCGTACGTGAGTTCCAATCTTACGATCGATACAAATACATTACACGTGGATTCTACAACGAATCGAATCGGTATAAAACAATTGTATCCAACAAAAGAACTTGACGTGAATGGAACTATAGCCGCCACTCGGCGTGTTGATAATTCTGGGTATGATCGTATACTCGTAGGTACAGATACGGGTGCTACCATTCACCCAAGTTCAAATGCGCATCTCGTTTCTTTGGGGTACAGAGCTGGTTATGACCGTCAACAATCCAACTCTGTGGCGATTGGTTATCAAGCGGGTAGTGTCACACAAGCAGAGTCTTCCATTGCCATCGGTGAAAGATCTGGTGAAACTGGGCAAGGTGTAAGTTCTATCGCTATAGGTGAAAAGGCAGCTTTTCAAAATCAAGCCGCATCCTCCAT